CCTGTTACGCTGCGAGGTTCGGGCTACAAAAGCCGCGTTTCTCGCATTCGCCGTCTCCATGTTTGGCTATCTGGCAACCGAGCCGTCGCTGACCATGCAATCGGCCTATGCCGCGTTCGGGATCGGCTACATGATCGACTCGGCGGTTAACAACGGATGATTTACCTGATTATCGGCATTGCGCTACTCATTGCCGGACTATGGGCCGCGCTCAGGATCGCAATGGCCAATAAACGCGCAGCCGACGAGCGAGCCGAGCGCGAGGCTGAACGGGCGGACGTGGCCGAGATGGTGGCCAATGCACAGCAACACACAGCCGAGCGATTGCGCGAGGTCGAACAGCAACACCGGGATAGGCAACGGGCCGATGAGCAACGCATCAGCGCTGGCATACGCGATCATTTCGACAATGATGGTTAGTGGCTGCGCTCCGCGCGTCGAGTATCGCTACATAGAGCGGCACATCGTCGCGCCCCCGGCTCCAGTGTTGCCGAGAATCAAGGCCAACGAACTCGAATGCCTGTCCGACGACGTGTACCGTCGACTCTACGAACGCGAGCGGCTGCGCCGAGAGGATAGCGAGCGGTTGCGAGCGATTATCCATAGCACAGAACCACAGGGCGTCAAATGAGCTGCATACCCGAAAAACTGATCGCGCTGAAATGCCTCGGCGTCAAACTAGGAGGGCTCTCCATGGCCGGAATGCCGTTTATGATTGCGGGCGTGGCCGGTGGGGTGAAAATGAATTACACGCGCATTTTCGAGGCGCTGGTTATCGCGGGCGTAACGGGCGCAATCTCGGTCTACGCGACGACAAAAGTTCTCGAAAACGATATCGAGCACATCAAAAAAGGCCATGTCTACATCATGCAGCAAGTGGATCAGCTCCGGAAAGATCTCTACGTGCCGCGCGGTAGCAAGATGGCGCTGGATGTCGATTTAACCATGCTCACTCAGGTGGGCGAATGAGACCGAAATTTCTCCCCCGCAAACTCGGCATAGAGTGGTCTCGGTGGGTGCGGTGGGTTAGGGCGATAGTTAGGGTGCACAAAATACGCACAAATACGCATGGGCGGACGGACTAAAACATCAGGGCAAGGCAGGCCCAAGGGCGCACAGAACAAGACCACGAAAGCGCTCAAGGAGATGATTCTCGGCGCGCTCGATCAAGCCGGAGGCGAATCGTACCTATTGCAGCAGGCGCGGGAGAATCCGAATGCGTTTTTGACGCTGGTGGGTAAAGTTTTGCCGACGACGCTGGCGAGCGATCCGAAAAACCCGCCGTCAATCACCGTGACATTCATTGAGCCAGACAAGCGTTGAATTTCCGGCCAAGCTCCGCCCCTTGTTCCAGCCGTCCCGCTATAAGGTGGCGTGGGGCGGGCGTGGTTCGGCTAAAAGTTGGTCGTTCGCTCGTGCATTGCTATTGCAGGCGGCAATCAAGCCACTCCGCATACTCTGTGCGCGTGAGGTTCAGCGGTCAATCAGAGACTCGGTTCACCGGCTGCTCTCGGATCAGATCCAGAATCTAGAGCTCGGATCGTTTTTTCAGGTCCTCGAAACCGAAATACGCGGGCGTAATGGCTCGCTGTTCGTTTTTTCGGGTCTCTGCACTCATACCGTTGAGTCCATCAAATCGTTTGAGGGCGTCGATATTGTCTGGGTCGAGGAGGCGCAGACGGTCTCTAAGCGGTCGTGGGATATCCTAATTCCCACAATTCGAAAAGAAGCCTCTGAAATCTGGATTTCGCTCAACCCTGAGCTCGAAACCGACGAGACGGCGCAGAGGTTTATTGTTAAACCGCCTCCTGGCGCGTTCGTCGTCAAGGTCAATTACTCGGACAATCCCTGGTTCCCGTCTGTGTTGGAGCAAGAGCGGTTGCTGTGCAAAGAGCGCGACCCGAAAGGCTATCCGAACATCTGGGAAGGCGAATTCAAGCCCGCCGTCGAGGGCGCGATTTACTACGACGAAATGGCCGAGGCGGCGCGAAGCGGGCGCATTCGAGACGTTCCCTACGATCCTACGCTGCCGGTCCATGCGGTTTGGGATCTCGGGTTTAACGATGCGATGTCGATCATCATGGTGCAGCGCGTTGTCTCTGAGGTTCGCATTATCGATTATATCGAGGATACGCACCGGAAGCTCTCTGATTACGTCCGGGAACTGAAGGAGCGTCCGTATAACTGGGCTAAGGATTGGCTCCCGCATGATGGCTATGCGGAAGACATGAAGGGTAAAAGCGCTGCTGAAATTCTTCGCAGCCTTGGGCGGTCAGTGCCGGATAAGGGCGATATCGTGATTGCCAAAACCGTGGAAGCCGGCATCAAGGCGGCTCGCGAAGTGTTCCCCCGCGTCTATTTTGACCGCAATAAGGCCGCTCGTCTGATTGAGTGTCTGAAGCGGTATAAGCGCAACATTAACCAAACAACTCAAGAGCCCGGTAATCCGACGCATGACGAATTCTCGCATGGCGCGGACGCCTTCCGTTATTTAGCGCTGAATGTGGACCGGATGCGAAACGAGGAACAAACCTACGCGCCCATGTACGAACCCAGACAGCGCATTATTGGATCGACCGGATGGATGACATAGTCAAAGAGGCCCGCGAGTTTTTCGAGTACGCGGACGAGCGCGAGTCCGAGAACCGGCGGCGTGCGCGTGCCGATATCCGGTTTTCGGCGGGCGAACAGTGGGACGATCGCGTGCGCAATCAGCGTGAGCTGGACGGGCGTCCGTGCCTCACGATGGACAAGACGGGGCAATATCTCAGGCAGGTTGAAAACGACGCGCGGCAGAACAAACCGGCGATCAAGGTGCGTCCGGTCGACTCGAAAGCTGACATCAAAACCGCCGAGATGCTGGACGGACTCATCCGCAACATCGAGGATCAGAGCCGCGCGGATATCGCCTACATCACGGCATTAGGGTATGCCATCCGGGGCGGTGTCGGCTATTTCCGCATCGCGACGGATTACATGGATGACGAGGGATTCGACCAGGATATTTTTATCCGGCGCGTTCGCGATCCGCTGTCCGTGTGGTTCGATCCGGACGCCGAGGAACCGGAAGGGTCGGACGCTGAACGGTGCCTGATTTCTGAGTTGATGTCGATTCGCACGTTCGAGCGCCTCTACCCGGACGCCTCCAAGCTGGATTTCGAATCCATGGGCGCATCCTGGGCGACGAAAGAGCATGTACGCGTGGCCGAGTACTACTATCGTACCTACAGCAAAAAGACGCTGGCCCGCATCGATGGCGTCGTTCAGGAAATCAAGAGCACCGAGGGCGTGGACCGCTCGCTAATCCGGACCATCAAGGTACCGGAGGTGAAATGGTGCAAGGTCAACGGTCAGGAAGAGCTGGAATCGACCGTATTTCCGAGCCGGTATATCCCGATACTGCGGGTGCTCGGCAACGAAATCATGATCGACGACAAGCCGCGATATTCCGGCATGATCGACAGCGCGGCCGATGCTCAGCGCATGTACAACTACATGGCGTCGGCGTTCGTCGAGCGCGTGGCTCTGGCTCCGCTGGCCCCGTGGATCGCCGAGGCCGATCAGGTGGCCCCGTTCGAGGCCGAGTGGAGGGACGCCAACAAGCGCAATATCTCCGTTTTGCGGTACAAGGCGACGACCGTCAACGGCAATCTGATCGGCGCTCCGCAGCGCAACCCGCAGGCCGATATCCCAGCGGCGTTCGTCACCGGTTTGCAACTCACCGAGCACGATATTCAAGGCGCGTTGGGCATGTACAACGCCAGCCTGGGCGCTCAGTCGAACGAAAAGAGCGGCAAGGCTATTCTGGCGAGGCAGAAAGAGGGCGATACCGCGATCTATCACTATATCGACAACCTGTCCCGCGCTATTCGGCATGCCGGGCGCATTATCGTCGATCTCATCCCGAAGATTTACGACCAGCAGCGCATCGTGCGCGTATTGGGCGAGGACGGTTCTGCCGATAGCGCCATGATCGACCCGAATGCGCCGCGGGCGTACATGAAAATGCAGGGCGTCAACGGCGACATCGAGAAGATTTACAACCCCGGCATCGGCAAATACGACGTGTCGGTATCGGTCGGCCCGTCCTACAACACCAAGCGGGTCGAGGCGGCGGAAACCATGACGGCCATGGTTCAGGCGGCACCCGATCTCCTCAAGCTCGGCGGCGACATCATGGTGCGCAACATGGACTGGCCGGGAGCCGACGAATTGGCGAAGCGACTGAAGAAGACTCTGCCGCCTGAATTGCAGGAAGACGACGATTCCGGCGGCAACCCGGAAATGCAGTTGATGCAGCAGCAGTACGAGCAGGTTATCCAGCAAATACAGCAGGAATTGCAAGCGGCTATGCAGGAGCTTCAGAAAATGCAGGGCGCTACCGAGGCCGTGAAGCTGGATGCAAAGGAGCGTGAAATCGAGCTGACCGCCGAAATCGAGCGGCTAAAAATCGAATTGGAGCGCGTGCAGTCCATGGCCCAACTACGCGAAGAGGCGCAGCGGCATATGTGGGATTTACACCAGGCGGAAATGAGAAATACCTATGACAACACAGCTTCTTAACCATGCCTCGACCCCCGTGTTGGACGGGAATCTGACACCGGCAGGGTATCAGCAAATCACGGGGTTGAGCACGGTCAAGTCTTTGACCGTCCCGAATGGGGCTAGGCTGGCGCTTATCCAGGCGGAAGCGCAAAACGTGCGATATCGAGACGACGGGACAGACCCGGACGCCAATACGGGGATGCTCGTCGCATCCGGTTCTGATGTTTGGTACATCGGCGATCTATCGGCGGTGCGCCTGATCGAGACCACGGCATCGGCTAAGGTCAATGTGAGCTACTACAAATAGGTCGGAAACATGCCCAGTTACACCACAACGGTCCGTTCAAACCGAATGACGCAGGTGTTAAACGCCATCGACGCCGGAGCCGGGCCAGGGACGGTCAAGGTTTATAGCGGCACGGTCCCGGCCAACGTCGGGACGGCGATTACCGATCAAACGCTACTGGCAACGCTTACGCTTTCATATCCGTGCGGGTCGGTGTCGAACGGCGTCCTGACGTTCTCGGCCATTACCGAGGATTCGTCCGGAGACGCGAACGGCACGCCGACATTTGCAAGGCTCGCGGATTCGGACGGCAATGACGTCGCACAGGTTACGGCGGGCGTTGGATCGGGGAATCTGAATTTCGGCGCAGCGATTGTGGCCGGCCAGCCGGTACAGATCAGTTCGTTTGTGATTACCGAGGGAAATCCGTAGAACCAATGCCCTGGTATAACGCCAGTTGGTCATACCGGAAAAAGATCACCATCGACCAAACGCAGGTCGACGCTGATCTCACCGATTTTCCGGTCTATGTCTCGCTCAAGGATTCAGACATCCTGGCGTCTGCGCGTGCCGACATGCGCGACGTGCTGTTCACGGCAGCGGACGGCTCGACCAAGCTAAGCCACGAGCTCGTCAAGCGTCCGCGCGTCGGGCTCGGGACCTGGACGTGGTACAACGACCCTCGGGCGATTTACCATAATGGTAAAACCTACATCGGGGCGATTGACGGCTCCGGCAATCTTTACGTCGGGCAATATACGCACAGCTCCGGGGCGCTGGCGTGGAATACGCTGACCGCCGCGCTAGAGAAAGACGATCATGACAACCCCGCTTTAATCGTCCGTCCGTCCGACAGCAAGATTGTTGCGTTTTACAGCAAGCACAACGCAGCGGGCGTTCCGACGCTCCGGTATAAGGTGTCGACCAACGCTGAGGACGCGAGCGCCTGGGGCCCCGAACAGACCATAGACTATAGCTCGGGCGGGATAACCGTCAGCTACGCCAACCCGGTCATTTTGGACGACGATAGCAACGCCTGCTACGTCATCAATCGTGTCTACTCGGGCACTGCGCCCTGGTATTACGCCCGGACGACCGACTATTCGACGTGGGGCACGCCGGTCAAGTTCTGGGACCCGGCAACCGCGAATGCGTCCAGCTACGTCAAGCTTGCCAAAAACGGCAGCGGGCGAATCGATTTTTTCGCGACCAATACGCACCCGGTTCTGGGTGCGACGAGCCTTTACCATT